AATCAAAGCCCTCTCCGCCGCGTTATAGTTTTCACAGTCAAAGTCATCTGACAATTTATTGGTCTGATTGTGGGGGCTATAGTGCATGGCCTATGCCTTTCTTCCGAGCAGGCTAAGAGTTTACAGTACGGGCAGCGTGTTCTCCGGCGAGAAATTTATCAAGCTCTGCGCTCGTAGCCTTACCAACACAACCCACACTTTACTCATCGCTTGTTACCTCCAGTACATGTGTTTTGTATTCATGACAGGCTTCCTTCCAGCAACAGTTCTCTTTGCACGCCCGCCGTTTAATTGTATTGAAGCACGGCTCATAGCCCTGCTCAATCTGTGATTTGCGAATCTGTTCCGTTCTTTCCATCAATTGCTCCCAGTATAGGCCACCCTGCATTCATAGCTTCCTGAACCGTGCTGAACTCTCTATTCGGTTCCCCATTGCTTCGCAGGATGTACTTGTCGTTTACCTTCCACACGCTTGATATTCCATCCCGGAACAGCATCGTACCGCCCTCTACCGTGTGATCCATCAACTTGCTCTTTGGTCTTCCTCGCTTGAACTCCGTCCCTGTGATGGCAATAAAGGCATGTACCTCGGCCTCAGACGGGTCTTTTGGCATGAACACCCCTCTATGGCCCTTATTGGGGTTCTGCCAATTACGCACGGTCTGGTAGTGGACCACAAGGTTGTACGAATCAGCCAACACCTTCAACACTTCATCAATTGACATAGTAACTCCTTACTTCTCACTATAGCTGCTTACGATGTTTGAGTCAACGCTGACCGGGCAACGCAGCGGTACAGCGTAACACATGATATGCTCAATATCCGACTTGATGGCTTTCAACTCTTCTTCCGCGCCCTCGATGATAATCTCGTCGTGAATCTGCCAGATCAACCGAGATGACAGGTTATTCTTGTGCAGGTACTCCCAGACCTGGCGCATGGCGATCTTGATAATATCCGCTTCGCTACCTTGTATAGTCGAATTATAGCCAGCCCGTAGATCAGCCTCCGATACAGGGCGTGCAAATCTGCGCCGCCTACCAAACAATGTTGACGAGTAGCCATGATAGCGAATGAACTCATGCCATTTATCCCGGCTGGCCTTTAAGCAAGGGAACATAGCGAAGACCGAGTCAATCACGGCTTGAGCTTCTTCTTTGGTGCTCTTCCAGTCCTTTGCCAGATTATTTGCGCTTCGCTCAAAAAGCAACCCGAAATTCGCCGCTTTGAACTGAGTCCGAACGGCTTCGTAGGTCTTCTTGATCTCCTTGAACTTGGGCGAGGTCTCCTTCAAGTCAGCCGCTGGAATACCCAGATTCTTGCCTTTGTTCGCCACCAGCATGTGTACGTCATAACCTTCTGAGAAGGCCTTTAGCATGTTGGCGTCATTGGCGTTGTGGGCAGCGATTCGAAGCTGGAACTGGCTGTAATCGGCGCGCAGGAACTTCTTGCCAGGGGATGGCTTCCATATAGACCTCGCATCAACTCCAGCGACCTCCTCGGTTTCTTTTGGCTGGTTCTGTAGGTTTGGCGCGGAGCAGGAGCATCGCCCAGAACTAATTGTCTTGTAGGAAGGCCGTACCCGGCTGTCTGGTGCAATGTAGCGGTCCAGCCCGTCTATGTAAGTCGAGAGTAGCTTGGATACCCTGTGGTATTCCATCACGATCTTGAGCCGCTCATCATGCTCGGCGCAGGCTTCCATCGTCTCCACGTCGGCATTATCCACGCGAAACCCCAGCTTGTCATTTAGGAACCGAGTAGTCTTGGCTGGAGAGTTGAAGGTGTCCTCGGAGGAGTCCACACCAAACAGGAAGCCATCTGCCTTGCATAGTTCATCCTGGAATACAAGATCGAGCTTACCGAGCAGTTCGTACTTTCTGGCGTTTAGCTCGTTGCCAATATGAACCATCTGCTCTTTGTCGCAGTAGACGCCCTCGCTCTCCATCTCTACCAGCACAGGGATGAACTTGCACTCCAAAGAGAACACTCGTCCAAGGTCCTCAGCGATCAGCTTTGGTCGCAGTACGTTCCACAGATCAAGCGTATTGACAGCGTCTGCCTCGGCGTATTCGGCGAATATCTTGGACTTCGGCCCGGCCTTGTCGGCTTCTTTGAACTCCATCGCGTTCCTGCCAAGATGGCGATCCAAACAGCCGCCTGGGCCTTTCAAGGAATGTTTGGTGCGCTCATCCAGCAGGTAGTCAGCGCAGTAGGTATCGACCAGGTCGATGCTCATTATCCACTGGTTTACCTTCTCTCCATACACTTTCAGAAGCACCTTCAAGTCGAACGCCAGATTATGACCAATCAACGTCTTGGTGGATAATAGTCGCTGCCACATATCATCAAGAATGGCGTCCTTGTCTGGATTATCCAGCAGATTGACATAACAGGAGTTATGGCCGTCGGCAAAGGACGCGCCCCAGATATCCAGGGTGTACCAATCAAGGCCGTTGGTCTCTGTGTCGAAGCCAACTCTTGACCAATTCACGTCAACTGCCCAAGTCTGCCATTCCTGTAGCGTTCGCAACCACATGCTAATTCTCCCAGGTAGTCGGCGAAGTCTGCTTGAGTCCGAGAGCAAGCGCGCCTTGCTCACAGTAGTAAGGATCGATCTCAATAGACGTGGATGATACCCCAAGCTCAACACAGGCTTTCGCCATCGAGAACGTTCCACCAAACATATCAACCGCTGTTTCCCCTGGCTTGCAGGACATCGCAACGACCCGCTTCATCAGGGCAATAGGGTGCTGGGTAGGATGATAAGCGCATCGCTCTTTGAACGTACCACATACCCTTGGGAACTCAAAAACATCGTCGGGCACGCGGCCTCGGGGGTCGGCTCGCTTATCGCCAAGCCGCTGCCGCTCGGACTCAACCCGAATGGCATCGACGTTCCATACAACATCTGATTTCGAAAGGCGAAGTATCGGACGATATCCATGCCCACAGTCGTGGTTGCAGTGCTGCCCGAAAGTGTAACGCCAGATGAAGAGCCGATCTTCCAATCCAAGCTCCGAGTATGCGTAGCTCTGGAGCATATATAGCGACTGCGGTCGGTGCGAAATCCACACTATATCAGAATTGGCGTGGATAGCGTTCAAAGTCCATTTCATTAGCTGTTGGTCGTAATGATCGTAACGATCTTCGCAGACACCATATCTCTTTCCAATCCCATCAGGAGGATCGAGCCAAACCATGCGAGGGGTCGGTAAAGTAGGAAGCACCTCCTCACAGTAGCCACAGATGATCTTTGTCTTCATTGATTCACCTCAAAACTGATAGGTGTCCCCATAGGGCGTCTGAACCCTTTCGCCGCTGAAAACTACCTTATGTGGCTTTAGGATCAGTGTTTTATTTGTGTAAAGCAGCGGAGTCGTTTCAAATGGAAGGACAATCTCTGGAACTTTGTCATTCGCCTTATCGTTAGTGTCAAATAAGGCCAATCCAAACAGCCAGCAAGACTTCTTTGAGTGCCCAAACTGACCGAACTCGGCTCGCTTGCTTAACTTGAAACCCCCACCAACCTTAGCAAACTCCAGGTGCTCGTTGCATGGTGTTCTGTGGTATCGTTTACCAGGAAGTTCTCTAATAGTAACGTCCCCTCCATGCCTACCCTCAACCATAAGCAAGCCCATCCAAAGCATTTTTGGTAGAGCTAACTCTCCTCGCTTATGTGGCACATCAGCATCGAGTGTATCCACGCCTATCTCTATCTGGTCTTCGTCTCCGAGCGATTGTTGTAATTGTTTCTGGCAATCATTTAGCACAATGTGCTTTCCAAGCCATCGAGAGTCGTTGTATTCATTTGAGTACTTGGATACGCTTAGGCTGCACAAGAACCACACTAATTTATCAAAACGTTGATGTAAAGCTATATCGTCTCTGCTGATTGTGAGTAATCCAAGCAAAATGTCTTGTACAATATCATCGACCAGTGTTCGCATCCGTGCTCTGCTAATATAAAACGCACTTCGGACTAACTGGGTTACGTAACTACACTCAGAAAGCTCAGCTACAACAGCGTTTCGTTCATCCCCGGGTTCAGTTGCTTTCAATCGTTCAAGCCAATCCATACCAACCTCCAAAACAATCAATCAGTTCAACCTACATCTCCAATATACCAAGTCCAGAAGAACCTGTCAACAAGAATCTAAAAATTTAATGAAAAATGTTTGTATTCAGACCTTTGTTGTCTTGATACCGTTAACTAAAATTCAAACAAGTGCTGGTTATGCGTTGCTTGTGTTGTACTTCTATTATTTTTTATAACTACTGACAACTACTAAGGTTACATCAATTTTTGATGAAAGTTCGTGTTTCGGCGTTTCTGTTCCATAAGGAGGGGGATGGGGGCAGCGAGCAGGATGCGAGCGGGGGGTAAGCTGTGTGGAGCGCAGCGTAACACAGCGGTGAACGTAGTGATACTAACAGGTAAAGCTACCAGGTAAGGTAGTACATGGATGTACTAACAGGTGTGAAGTATAGGTTGGTATACTGTATACCGCTGGCGCGGCTATAAGAGTAAGAGATTAAGCACCTACGGTGCAGAACTGCTTCGCTGCGCTGCGCAGTTCTTATAGGGGACCAAATGACAAATTTAGTGCTTTGTGGGATCAACGGTTCAAAACGTACCAGCGAAAGCGGTGGCCGCACCCACGATTCGCACTGACGCTTGGCGGGCTGTCTGGTAGTACACGGGCAGCCCCGCCTTGCGATACTGAGAGGCAACTATGGGCGATAGTGAAAAAGCAAGAGCACAGTGGATTGAGCGGGGTTGTCCACGGATCAACCCTATCACTGTGAAGGGCTATCTGCCTGAGTATGCTGATATTGTCTCTAAGCTGCTTGCCTCCGGCCAGACGATACGAGACTGCCAGCGGATCATAGGAGTTAGCGCACACACCTGGGCACGCTGGAAGAAAGAGCATGATGAGTTCCGCGCTGCTGTGCTGCACGCCAAGAAGGAGCTTAGGAGCAAACTGGTTCGATCTGGCTTCGAGCGGGCAATGGGTTACTACTACACGGAGGAGGAGCTTTCTGGTAAGGGCATGATTGACGCCGACGGCAATCCACAGCCGATTCCTGGTAGTGAAGTGAAGTTGAACAAGAAGAAGAAGCACATGCCCGGGGAACCAAGGCTGCTTATGTTCCTGCTTGGCGGGCTGGAGCATCAACTGGGAGAAGAGAAGTGGCCTCTACGCAAGGTCATGGAAGAAGCGAGAGAGAACGGCGGCGGAAGAATTGACGTGAATGCAATTACAAAACAGATCGACCGGCTGGTAGGTTCTCGTGGTGTTGCTGAGAAGACTCCTCCGGTCATTGAAGCTGAGTTTGAGACAAAGGAATCCTGATGAATAAAGTGTTGTTCGCTGTTGGCTGTGTGCTGATCTTTGTTGCTGGTTGTACTGTCTTGACCACTACAGACCCCAATACGGGTCTTAGCTCTACTACGTATGCCCTGGACCCTAATAACGCTATCCTGGCTACCACGGAGACGGTTGCTGAGGTTGGTGTAGCCGTTGGTGGCGCAATTGCTCCGTTCCTGGGTGGCGCGGCTGCGTTAATCGTTTCGGCCTTGGGTGGCGCACTGGCAGCCTGGAAGAAGATCAAGCCCAGCCTGACTACCGCCAAGACCGCAGCACAGACCGCTATCGCCACTACTACGACGCTTGTTACTGCCATCGAGGAGTTCAAGGCTGTTAGCCCCGACGCCTGGGCCGCGCTGAAGGACAAGATCAAAGCGGAGCTTGCGAAGAAGGGCGTTGACTCTGCGACGATTGTTGGTGTGATCGATAGCATCCGTGAGGCCCTGTAGCTGTGAGAGCGTGCGAGTTCAAGAAGATTGCCGGTACGCCCGAGAGTCTTTACGACGCGGTTCCAAAGACTTTCGAGCGTAACCTGATTTTCAGGAAGGACCTGCATATGTACTTGATGCAGGACACCGCCGCTCGCACGGACTTCCTTGCCCTTGCGTTCTTGGACCCACGGATATTCTTTGACACCTGCTTATGGTGTCCTGGCACAGAAATGTGGGCCAAGTCGCGTAACATGCCGTTCATCCTGCACGAGAAGCAGGAGACGGCGGTAATGACCATCAAGAACGCCATCGATCATGGTGGCGACGTTGCAGTGAACAAGTCCAGGAAGCAGGGCGCAACGTTTCTGATTTGTGGGACTGGCTTGATCTACTGGTTGTTGGTCCAGGGATTCCAATTTCTGTTGGGCAGCAGGGTTGAGAAGCTCGTCGATACGTCGAGCGAGATTATCAATGGTATCGTCGCGGGGCAGGAGAAAAGCCTGTTCTACAAAATCCTGTATATGCTCAACACCATACCGGACTATTTGAAGCCGCAGTTCCGCAAGAGCCACCTATTCTTGCAGAACATGGACAATGGTTCGAGTATGGCTGGCGAGGCCACCGACATTGGCTTTGGACTTGGCTCCCGCGCCCCGTTTATCATGGTTGACGAGTTCGCTGCTATTGAGCCGAAGCTTGCTGATACAATTATCCGCAACCTGTCTGATGTTGGGGCGTGTTGCGTATTCAACTCGACGCAAGGCTATTGGGCCGGAGCGCACCCCTACGACTATCTAATAAGCAGTGGTAGGGCTACTGTAGTAAACCTGTGGTATTGGGATAACCCAATGCAGAACGAGGGTTTGTACAATACCCCGGCCGAAGGCAAGATCGTTATCACGGACCTTGATTACTACAAGAGGACCTACCCTGGTAAGTTCGACCATGTTGAGGTAGGAGTTCCGTTTGATGTACAGACCGTAGCCGGGACCTATCCTTTTGTGGCTGACGGCGGTGTGAGCGTGTACGGCGCGCCACGGGGCGTTTGGATTGATGAGGATTTCAAGCGACCTGGGCGCACCCTCCGCGGTATTGCGCAAAACATGTTGGGCTTGGCAGCCGGAGCACGAGACTCCTTCTTTGATCTATCGTTGGTAGACACTCTAAAAGAGCAGGCTATTGAACCCGACGTGCGCGGCGATATTCATTACGACGTAGTCGAAGGCGAAATACAAGACGTAACGTTTACTCCCGGCGGAACGAATAGCCTTCTGTCTTGGTGGGGCAGCTTGGACCCTAATCGTCGTCCGAACCAGCGACATCGCTATGTAGTTGGGTGTGATATTTCGAGAGGGACTGGATCGAGCAACTCGGTTGCTGCGATCTTGGACGTTAACCAGAGAGAGATTGTAGGGCTGTTGGTTACGGCGCATCATCGAATCGAACAGTTTGCCGAACTGGTTGTCGCTTTGTGTGAGTGGGTTGGCGGCACAGAGCCGCCGCTGTTGATCTGGGAGGAGAACGGGGCGAGCGAGTTTAGAGCAAGGATCGACGAGCTTGGTTACTACAGTAGATGGAAGAAACCAGGCAAGTTCGGGGATGGTGCTGATGGATGGCGAAGTACGTCTGGACCTAATGGTACAAAAATGAGTATGTTGAATCGGCTTGATTCCGCCCTTCACGAGGGCCTCAAGAGCCATAGCCAGTTCGATACTGTAAAGCTCCGTGACATCAACACGATCAACGAATTGAGCATGTACGTGTTCTTTGAGGGACGAATTGACGTTGGGCTGATTTCAACGCAGATGGATACCAGCGGAGCAAAAGCGGCACACGGCGATAGAGTGATTGCTGTTGGGCTTGCGGTGCTTGCCGCCGCTGGCGAAACGCCAGGACAATATCGAGAACCTACGACTTCTATAGCATCGAACACGTTTGCGGCCCGAATGGAAGCGGTACGTTTGGCTGAGCAGGCCAACGCAAGAGAAAAGAGAATTTGGGTGTTTTAATGGCTCACGCTATCGACGAAAAGGATGTGTCAAGGTGCTATGCGGCCAGGCTTCAAACCCTATGCTCTGCGTGGACTGCGCGATGGGAACCAGCCCTAATGCACTCGCAGCGGCTAATGGCCTTGTGGGCCGCTGGGTACTTCTCTGCTGGTAGTGGCCGGTGGCACATTATCAACCTGATGGACCGTGGGGTTAGCACTATTGCTTCGTATCTGTGCGAAGGCAATCCAAAGCTGATGGTCGAGGCTTTGACACCCAAACTTGTCAATTATGCAAAGAACGTAGAGCTTATCCTGAACTTTGCAATCGAACAGCACAACTTCGCTGAGGAGGTATTGATTCCAGGAGCGACCGCGTCTATATTTGGTGACGCCATCGCCAGGACGTTCTATGAGTACGACCGATGCGTTTCCGTTGACGACAAAACGATCAAGATTGGCACGCCGCGCACCGTTATCATCGAGCCGTGCGATTACGTGGGGGACCCGTCCGCGAAGTGCAGGCGAGACTTTGCGTTCGAAGGCGACGTCTACCGGCTGCCTACTGCCTATGCCAGGGATTTGTTCGCTGGTAAAGACAAGCATGGGAACCAAATAGCGGACTTCATCGAGAGCGACTGCAAGTTGGCAAACAAATTCTCTGCTGAGGAGGCCATTCGCTCTGGATACGACTTCAACAAACTGGCTCTGGAAGAGTATTCGACCTTCATTGATATCTACAATCGGCGAGAGGGCTGTATTGACACAATCCAGCCTATGGGCCACAAGGCCATGATCTTCCGCACGGTTGAGTGGAAAGGCCCCGAGGGTGGTCCTTACGACGTATTGGGCTATCGATACATTCCTGGAATCCCAATCAGCCACCCCGTAGCTTGGGCTTGGTATGATCTTGACGTTACGATGAACGAGGTTGCCCAGGCTGCCAGGGATCAAGCAGAGAGCCAGAAGACAGTAATAGGCGCGGAGCCTTCCGCCAAAGATGCTGCTGAGATGCTCCAGAAGGCCAAGAACATGGACATCTTCCTGGCAAAGAATATCGACCGGGTGCGGCAGTACTCGTTTGGCGGGGTGGACCAGCACAACTATGAGTGGCTGGCTTGGGCTGAGCGGGAGTTTCAGGCCAGCGGCGCGGGCGGGAATCCCGCGCTTGGTGGGCGAGGACCGTCTGCGGACACGCTGGGGCAGGAGCAGATGATTTACTCTGGGGCCTCCAGGGTTGTTGATGGCCTCTATAATCGATACCATAACTGGATGACCTCGATTATTCGCAAGTGGTCTTGGGCCTTGATGGAGAACCCAAGCACCTACTTCGAGGTTCTCAAGACGGTAAAGATTCCTGGACTTGGCGACTGGTCGTATCCTGTGTATTTCTCGCAGGCCGATAAGGTTGGAGAGTTCCGAGACCTGATGCTGAAGGTTGTACCTTATTCCACCCAGCGCAGAACGCCCGAACGAAGCTATCAGAGGCTATTCCAGTTCCTTACCCAGTGGATTCTTCCAACCATGCAGTTGCGAAAAGGCCAGGGCGTTGATATTGACATGGAGACGGCCGATAGAAAGCTGGCAGATTACGGCGCGGTGGACTCCCTTCCTATGTGGTATCGGGGCATCAAACCCCAGCAGGAACCGAACGCCGATTTTGTGATGCAAACGCCCGAGTCGTCCCAGGGCGATGATCGGCTTGGAGCATCAATGCCGTCGAGAGAATCGAACCAAGAGCAACAGCAGGCGCGAGCGGGCTATGGTGGCGAGAACCAGCCTCCCGCCGAAGGAGAGCCAACATGAAGACGCGGATCGCTGAGGTTGCAGCCGTAGTTCTTGGCCTTGGAGTGCTGCTTAGCCCGTTTGTTATCGTGGGTGTGGCAATACATGAGAGTCCAAAAGCTACCGACCTTCCCAGTGTTATCGCGTCGGTGAGAGGCGCGGTGGTCTGCATTACGAAGGATGATCGCTATTCTGCCTCTGGTTGTATTGTGTCCTCGGATGGTATTGTGTTCACCGCGCGTCACCTTACGGACGGCGTTGAAGGGCAATATCGAGTTCATCTGGACGATGGCCGCGAGTTTGGCGTGAAGTATGTACTGGAGGATCGCGTTAAGGACATCGCATTTTTGAAGTTGGACCTTCCGGCCGGAACGCGCATTCAGTACATGGAGCTTTCGCCGTTTGTACGTCCGGTTGTAGGCGAGTCAGTATTTATGATTGGGTCCCCTCACGGATTTGGCAACTTCAATACAGTTAGCGTTGGAATTGTTTCAGCCATTGGCCGCAACCTAAAGGACCGTGAAGGGTGGAACTCTGTTGCGAAGTACAACTGGATGGATATGGTACAGAGCACCTCCCCAGCGTTTCCTGGCAATTCAGGCGGGCCGGTGTTCAATATGCGAGGAGAGGTGGTTGGATCACTGGTAGCCGGGGAGGACGCCACACTGAACTTCTCCATTCCTGTGTGGCAGTTTGCGAGCCTTGTTGCCGTGGCAGATAGAATGTTCGCTGAATGCGATTTACGAGTCGTTACTCCCTGTGATAAGACAACCTTTACCCCTGAGGCCGAAGACCTTTATAACCTGTGGGGCACACTTTGGTAGGAGAAGGTGCGTGGAAGACGTTGTTGCAAAATTCAGAGACCTGACCGACACCGACATCAAGAATATGACGGCGGAAGAGCTTGGGTTTTGGCACGCTGAGTTGATGGAGTGGCAGCGAGTCGAAGGTATGAGGGTGGCCCTGCTTGGGCTGCATGACAAACTGGCTTATACGCCGAAGCTGACGGTGCTCTAATGCCTACTTATGTCTATCATTGTCCAACGTGTGGCGACTTTGAGTTGGTGCAGCGAATGAGTGAATCTGCTGACTCCACTCGATGTTCCTGTGGTTCGGAAGCGCGGCGCAATCGGCAGGCTGAGATGGCCTCAGGAACCCTGGATTGTATGCACCGCGAGTATGATATTTATGGTGAGCATGGAACGCGGCTCTATCCTGCGTCGTACCTGCCTAACCAGGCCGCGAAAGCGCATCGAGAGCATCCTGGAACTGATTTCAAAGAGCACAATGGCGCGCTTCTGCCAGTGATAAAAGATCGTGCTCATAAACTGAGATATCTCAAAGAACACGGATTTGTTGAATATTAACAGGAGAAGGAAATGCCCGAAGAGACTACTACTACCGTTACTCCAGTCGTGGAGGGAAATCAAAATGCTGTCCCGGCGACGATTGCAGAAGCCAAGACCGATGTTGACGCCATCAATTGGATCGGAGGCCAACTTGCCCAGGCTGACGCTGCGGAAGCGGCACAGGCCAGAGAAACCCCCGCAGCCGATGCTACCGCCGACGAAGTAGTTGAGGGGCCTGAGTTTCCGAAGGAGTTTGTTGATCTGGCGTCGTCTCTTGGTATGTCCGAGGAGCAAATCCAAAGTACCTTCTCTGGGCTGTCCGATGCGGAACTCAAAGAGCTTTCGGCCATGATGGCTGAGGAAGATACGCCCGATATCCAGCCTGAGGCCAAACCTGAGCCAAAGCCCGAGGAGAAGAAAACACCCGATAACGATTTGGCTGCTATACGCGAGGAGATCACCAAGGAAGTCTTGGCGAAGCTATCTCCCCAGTTCGCCGAAGTTGAAGGAATGAAGCAAGAAATGCGTCGCCGCTCCGCCGAACGCGCGTTGAAGACGGTAAATGACGCTTTCGATAAGGCCAGCACGGAATTTCCGGTATTTGGTGAGACGAAGGATTTGCCGGTATTCCCTGCTGGACCGATGAAGGGCCGCGTTGTGCCCGCTGGCCCGGCGTACAAGGCGAGAGCCGAAGTATTCGAGATTGCAAATGCTCTGGTAAAAGCAGGACGCTCATTGGATGACGCGATGATTGACGCCATTGCTTGGTATCGGGGCAGGCACGGCCAGCAGCAGGTCCAGCGAAACCTCATCAAATCGCTGCAAGACAAAGAGACCCAACTGTCTGGAATGCGCACGGGCAAGGAAGTGAAAAAGACCTTCTCGGACAAACGCGAAGAAGGCATCGATTTCGTTCGGAGCCTGATGCAGAGTAAAGGAGCGTAACGAACCGAAACCAAAGGAGTGAACAATGCCTACTTTTGAGCAAAACTTGGATATCTTCCGCGCGACGTTGGAATACCTCTCGCGGACCGACCCGATTGTGGAGTACGCCTATCGAACCTACGCCGACCTGAACATCCTGTGGCGAGCCAAGCAGATCACTGGCGACACGCTGAAAGGCTTCCTTGCCAGCGGTACGGTTGGTAATGCCCGCACGGTTAATGTTCATGCGGCTGATAACCTGAACCGCAAGAACATCACGAAGGAGTTCTGGATTCCTCCGTTCCGACACATTGTTGGCGGCATGACCTACAACAAGGTCGAAATGTCGGCGAACAATGGCCCCGAGCGTCGGTTTGACCTTGCCAAGCTGGAGTGGAAGAAAGCCCGGCTGGAAGTGATCGACGAACTGCGGAGGGGGTTGTGGGGATGTCCGACGAGCGCGGACGACGTGGACTCGATCTACGGTTATCCGTACTGGATTACCCTTGGTACGCAGGGGTCTACGGGTGGCTGGACGGGCTACAAGACCCGCTACAATGATGGGAATACCCCCGGAACGGAGTACAACTGCGCCAACCTTGAGTCCAGTTCGACTCTGAACTCGAAGCACGCGACCTATTACGCCGACCATCAGGGCAAGTTGGACGAGTCTTTGTACTCGATGGTTGACGATGCTAACCGTAAGCTGAACTTCCAGCCCCCAACGGTGTTCCAGGGTAGTGAGGGCGAGGTTTCTGGTCCTCCGAAGTTTGTGTCCTTCACCTCGAACAACGTCATCAAGGTGATGAACGCCCTGAACTTGAAGCTGAACGCCAACGTCGGTCCGCAGCCGAGCAATAACGGCTACTTCCCGACGACCGGCCCGGTTCTGCCTGGCGGTATCCCGCTGGTTTATGTGGACCTGTTCGACACGAACAACGTTTCGATCTACGGTGAAGACCCGATCATCGGTATCAATCAGGACCTTCTGTACCCCGTGGTCTTGAAGGGTTGGGACTTTACGCTGACGGAGCAGGACAACTCGGTGAACCACTTGAACCACGATATGTTCATCGATGTCTGCCCGCAGACGTGGTGTGAGCAGCGCGACCGGGCAGGGTACATGATCTCGAACCATCCCTCGAACCTGTAAACAAAGGAACTTGACGAAAGGAATATTCGATGAACAACTTGGACTATGATCCTGTTATCGTCCGCAAGCGCGTGTATTACGAGGGCACGGATACGCTGAAGCCCGGCTATGCCCTCTGCTACAACCAAGACACTACCACCAACTGGTGGGGCTTTGGTGAGGCCACGCTTGGAGCGGCCAAGACGGAGCAGAGCACGACCGCCGAAGGTGAGCAGAATGAAGGCAAGTGGATGCGGGTTGAGAAACCCGCAACAGCCAACTTCCGCTTCTTCGCTGGGGTTGTTTCCCAGGGACAGGCACTGACCGGCCCGTGCTTTGTGGACATTGATGTTCCTAACGGCGCGATCGTGGCCGTGTGGACGGACAAGAGTGTGACGATTGGTGATGGCATGTATTTGGAGAATGGCCAGTACACTCCCATCAATACAGGCACGACTCGCATCGGCACGTTTATGGAGACGGTTGACCGAAGCGTCACCGCAGGCCTGAGCCTGGCTCGCATCGAGCTTCCGACCGTTGTCTATGAGAAGACGGTTGCTACGACCGCCGCTATTGGACCGTCGGCCTTGATCTGGAATGACATTCCTCTGGCCGAAATCCGGGACAACCCGTCGTCTGGTATCATCTACGAGAACGACTTCATGGGTCCCGACAACCTGACTACGGCGGAAGGCTGGACGATTACGAAGGTTACGTCCGGAACGCTGAGTCTGTTGGCGGCTGAGGGCGGAGCACTTCACGTGGACTCTGGCGGCAACGCATCGTCCGATGATGGCGTTACTGCCCAGCTTCTCAATTGTCGATTCCTTCCTAAGGCCGGGCGAAAGATTGCCTTTGAGGCCCGTGTGAAGATGAACGATGCCACCGACCAGTACTTCATTGGTCTGGCGGCTACGGACACCACGTTGATTGCTGGCGGCGTTCTGGATGATACCGTGGACAAGGTTGGCTTCTACCATGAAGCGGCCTCGACGGACAACAAGATCAGTTGTGTTACCGCGAGAACCACAGCCGACGACAAGACCGCCGATGTTGCGGCAAACGTGGATGGCACGTACATGACCGTTGGCTTTGTTATCGATGGTATCACCACGGTCAATTTCTATGTAAACGGCGCGCTTGTTGAGTCTGGGGCCGTGACGGCCAACGTCCCGAATGCCGCAATGTGTTTGAGCGTGTGCGCTCAGGTTGAGGCGACTGGCGCGGATGCGGAAATGGACATCGATTGGGTTCGTATCGCCCAGTACGGCGCGCGGTCGTAACAAGGGCCTATAACCTGCTTGGAGGTTTTGTGGCGGGCAGCCAAGCCAACACCGCCGGGAACTAACCCTCAATGTGCCCAGGAAGCCGCTCAGGAGGCCACAGGAAGGCCGATTGCAGCACGGATGCTGCACTGGGCTGGTGGTGGGCTGGGGAGCACTGGAGAAGGTTATATGAGCAACGACGAGGCCTGTAGGATATTGAGTGTAGCGTGTGCAGCCTACAAGGGCACGTGGGCCGATCATCAGACTTTGCAGGAAGCACTTCGGACGGTTAGGATTCCGGAGGACAAGGACGAACAAGCAACGGAAGCTGAGCAATAAGATGGACCTTCTCCCTGGTTGGGGCTGGAATGGATTCTGGCCCCGGCCGCATTTTTGAGGGCTGGCGATGGCAGCAGAATGTGAATTGCGGTTGACAGGAAGTATCTCGGGTATCGAGGCCGAGGACTTGTTCCACTTCCTGAGTGATATAAATGGAACCCCGACGAAGCGCATCGATACGATTCAGGTGCAGGCTACGGCAGACACCGCCGAGGCCCTGAATCTGGGAAACATCAGCACACCGATGATGGTCCTTGTGTACGCGGTCGAGAACGACGTGGACGTGGACCTTACCTATGATACGACGTTCCATGCCGAACTGTCCATCTCGGAGGGCGAGTTTGCTGTGTTCAAGCCAAAGGGCACGGTGTACATCAAGAACGCTACCGCGTCTGAGACTGCCACTGTAGAAATTATCGCGTGTGGGACGTAACCTATGGCAAAGCTGGAACTGAGTCTTTCCGAGCTTACGACACGAATCGCCGATTTCGTCGGTGATACAAATAACGCCGAGCCAACCGGAACGGCCCTGACGCTGGCTACGGGGATTGTAGCGAGGGGGCTGCGGCGGTTCCTGTATCCAATCGATATGCGAACTGGAACGGCGCACGAGTGGAGCTTTATGAAGCAGCTTTGTCGGCTTCCACTCAAAGCTCTTGTGTGGCAGTACCCTCTTCCCGCCAACTTCTCCGAACTGGTATCGGACCCGGTGTTTGGTGATGATGACCTGTACCCTGCGATGAAGAAGATCGCGCCGGAGAAGATGCTGAACCTTCGCGCTGCGCAGACCACTGAGTTCGCCCCGTCGTTCTACGCCATTGCAAAAACTGGAGCCGGATCAACGCTTGGCGAGCAAGACGAAATCTGGTTCTACCCGATTCCAGACAGCACCTACACTGTGCGGTTCTGGTATAAACTTGATCCACTGAAGCCTGAGGCGACCAACGAAGTTCTTCCTGGGGGCGCAAAGGCTGCGGAAGCGATTATCGAGCATTGCCTTGCGGTGGCCGAGCAGCAGGAGAACGACAAGGTAGGGTTGCACACGGAGCTTGCCGCCAGGCTGACGCAGGAGCTTATCGTTCACGACGCAAGAAGCAACGACTCGATGTTGATTGGCAACCTGCGGTTTGGGGATAGTTATGCCCGGCCGCTGGTTGACCACAGTACGTATGAAACGCAATACAACAACTGGTATGCAGGAGAGTAAGCATGGCAAGTGCTGGAAACTGGTTCTATACTGAGAAGCGCGCCTTGGATACGAGCAAGACCACGGTGAACGCCGATTATACCGCGAAGCTCGGTTCGGCGGACGACCTGTTCATGATTGACCGTGTGCTGGAAGTTATTGATCCGGCCGACAACACGACAATTACTGTGGGGGACGCTTCTTCAATCGGGCAGGAGATTATCATTGTAACGTCCAGCAATGACAACAGCAAGACTGTTACAGTGAGCTTCACCCACCACTCCACATCCGACCCTGAGACCGGAACGATTTCCACTGTGGATCAGTATGTGCGGGGATTGTGGACCGGCACGGAATGGGTTACTGAGTCTGGCTCTTGGACGACTGAGTAATGAAACCTAAGAAGCCTATCAAAGATGACGGCTACGACCAGATTTATGATGGGCAGTGGTTTGCCGCGCCGGAGTATCTGGAGTGCTGTGATTGTGGTCTGGTCCATCGTTTGAAGTACCGGATTCGCAAGGGGCGTCTTGAGATGCAGATGTTCCGAGATAAGGCTGAGACGCGGCATTGCCGCCGGTGTCGAGAGAAATAACATGAGGGCCAATGATGCGGCTTGTTTGTCTGTTCCTCTGTGGGTTTGTTACCTGGGGCCTTGTCGTGGCCCGAGGAATAGCCCTGGAGAAGCGGCGCACCGCGTCGTTGGCCGGATTGATTTTCATCGACGAGTGCGTATCGATTGGGTTTGGAATATGGTTGGCGAGGCAGGGAACGATTGCTGACGTGGTAGCGTGCGCTCTTGGAGGCGCAGCCGCCCCGATCCTGTTCCGGCTCGCAAGGAGATAGAATGGGCACAACGCGATATACGGGGGCCGAGACTGGACGTGTGTTTCCTGTGATGAACCACGTCCGCGTTACTTTGGCAACCGGAGTAGGCCAAGGAAATGGTGGGACCAGTTTGCCTTGTGGTGGCTGCTGGATTCAACCCCTGCTTGGGAACACAGCAACCGTTCGGCTGGCCGTTGGGGAAGCCGCGTCGGCTACAGTTGGGATTGATCTGCCATACGTTTCTGCAACCGTGCAGGGGCAGCCCACCTTTGTGCCGATTGATGACGTTTCCAAACTGTACTTCTACAGTTCCGACGCGGATGCCGTTATTGACATCCTGTACGTGGGGTAATATGAAACGCAAGATCAAGAAGGCCCGGCTGGGTTCTGGCGAGCGGTTTGAGGCGGTAGCAGACGCGGCTCGGAAGTCCGGTGCAAAGGACCCTGAAGCTGTAGCCGCTGCTGTGGGCCGAAAGACTTTGGGTAAAGCGAAGTTCCAGAAGCTCGCGGCGAAAGGGCTGCGGCGATACTGGCGCAAGAAGAAAGGGACATAACATGCCGTATACAGATAAAGAGAAGGAACAATACTTGAGCTACTACCAGACGGAGCGGGACGCCGGGCGCACGCCCAAGAAGTTTGGGCTGTGGCTGAAAACACGGCGCAAGGTCCGGCAGGCCTATGATACACTGAATACGCAAGCCACTACATCTCGGTTGCAGAACAGCTTGTCGGACGATGAAATCGCGAGGCTGAGATGAAGCTGGAATGGCCCATACCAATAAAAGGTTTGAACCGTGGCGTGGCTGTGGACAAGACGGACAAGAGCTACACGGATTATTGTATCAACGTCCTGCCTATCGACGCCGGGGAGAACAGGATTCGGCTTGGCAAGCGGCCTGGCCTGGATAAGTGGGACGAAGTTCAGGTGGGTGCCTCCGAGCAGCCTGTGACGTGCATTGTGGTTGTGACGACGAACGAGTAGGGTATGGCCGATCTTGCAGTAACAAATACCGAACCAGCAAAGCAGCCAGTTATCTATATTGGCGGCGTTGTAGTGGTGAGTTAAAATATGGACAATGGAACAATAGTAAATCTTACTGGTTCCCCAGAAGATGGAGCAACTATAACCAGTGCCCCACACTTTGCTGGTGAAGTATTTTTTGATAACCCTAACGACGCATATGCAGCACGGATTCGTATATATTTTGATTCTACTGTTCTTGTGGGGTCGGATGTTAAATTCAATTATGATCCCCATTTTTATGTTCAATGCCCCGTTGAGTTGTTCAGTAATCTTGTTGCTGGTGAGCACACATGGCACGCAGATTTAGTGCATGCTATTTCGGGAGATGTTTGGGATACATCTACACCAAGATCATTTACAAAACTTGGCGGCTTGGCAAAGCCCACTACTCCATCTCCAGCCAACGGCTCAGGCCCTGGAATCAACTTCGCCACGCGCACTGTGTCTTGGGTAAATGGTGGTGGCGCGGAGACCTACACGGTGCGTATGAACTCCGGTGGAACTCCCGTCAACGTCGTCTCTTTGAGCCAGACAGGAACTTCCTACACGATTCCCGAATCGGATATCTTTCTCTACAAGGATAACACCATCTCTTGGCGGGTTGATGCCGAAGCGGGAGGGGAAACGGTTAAGGGTGATGTTTGGACCTTTGATCCCCGTCCGGCGAAAGCCACCACGCCCTCTCCTATCAACGGAGCCTCCAATACGGCCTTGAACCTCACCACTCTGTCGTGGGTGAAGGACGCCTATACTGACACGTCCGAGGTGTACTGTTCGTGGTCCGGCTCGATAAGCCCCATCTCGACCAACAGTAACTCGATTACTCTGGCGAACTTTACCCCACTATACATGGATCGGCTTGGATACTCCAACACCTACACTTGGCGCGTAGACACTACGAATGAGTTCGGCACAACCGACGGTGATACCTGGTCGTTTTACACAATCCCAATGTCCCGTACGGTGTGCTCCTGGGAGAACTACGACGGCAAGACCAAAGGACCAGGAGAAGAGAACGGGGGTGGGGTGGAAGGTGTAGACTACTACTGGACTGGAACCAACTGTGTCTCAACCATAAAACGTGTTGTGGCGTTTGCGGCAGATCGTGTGTGGATAACGGAGGTATAAGGTGAGCTTCAGCAACACAATCGACCAAGGCTTCTTGGATAAATTCCTGACGGACAACACGACGCTCTACTTGGCTCTTAGCACTACGACACCTGCCAAGGACGGAACGAACGTTACCGAACCGACAACCGGCGCATACGCGAGGGAGGACGTGTCCTCTATCCTGTCCCGATCTGGAAGCACGATTAGCAATACGAGCGATATTGTGTTCACCACAGCGACGGATAGCTGGGGAACCATAACGCACGGCGTGCTCTATACCGCTGCGACCGATGGAACGTTTGTCTGGTTTGGGGCTTTGACCACTCCAAAGGTAGTTAGTTCGGGGTCGCAATGCACTGTCCGGACTGGTGAACTTGATATTACGGCGGCTTAACTATGGCTCTAATGGCGGGAACAGTTTATGAAATCAGAACGACCGGTTCTCAGAATGCCGGGGGTGGGTTCTATGACCGCAGCCTGTCCGGTTCCATTGCCGCATCGGCCTCGCTGAGCGGATCGCTGTTGACACCGGGCGGCGGCTCGGTGACTGCAATATTCCTCATGCTCAAAAAACGGAGATAGTCATGGGCAGCTTTTCGAACTACTGGGAAAACGAGATTCTCGATCATGTGTTCGGCAAAGGCGCGTACACGCCGCCGACAATTTACGTCGGTCTGTGCAGCGCGGACCCGACGGACGCCGGGACGGGCAGTGCGTGCAATGAACTGTCCGGAAACGGATACGCCCGCGTGGCGACGGCTGCGAGCGACTGGGACGCCGCCAGCGGCGGCGCGCTGGACAATGCGACGTCCATCGCGTTTCCGACGGCGACCGGGAATTGGACGGCAGCGACGCACTTCGCCCTGTTCGACGCGGCGACGGAAGGCAACCTGCTGGCCCACGGGAGTCTTTCGCAGAGCAAGACCGTGCAGAACGGCGATACGGCGAGCTTTGCGGCGGGCGATCTGGACGTGTCGCTCGATTGACGAAAGGCGTGGAACATGGTGACGGTCATCGCAGGCCAGGCCAATACGGTCGGAGTCTATATCATCGATCCGCAGTCCACCTCGGGCGGCGGCGGAGTCGAGACGAAGCTGGAACCAGCCCGAAAAGGAGATTGAATATGGCGACGAACGCGGAACTGTACGGTGTGATCCAGCCCAAGGGCGATGTGGTCGGTCGGGTGCTGGTCGGCCTCATCAAGAAGGCGTGGCTGTTCCTCTCGAATGCCGCAGCCCAGGCGAACCTCGACGATCTCTCCGCCCTGACGGACAGTGACATCGACTGGGTGATGGGCGACGACGAGACGAGCAAGGTGTACGATCTGCTCGCGAATCTGGAGGCGGCATAATGGCTCTGGGCAATGCGGAAATCCAGGTCGTCTGGTCCAGCAGCGATTCGAAGAGCGTCGCGGCGGCGGGGACGGAGGCCAGCGACGTATTCACCTTCGCGGCCGGGGCCAGCGAGGCGATGATTACGCTCAAGGCGGACAACGCCGGCACGCCCGCCAGCGGCGACGTGGTCGAGTTCTATCTCGCCGCGAGCTGCGGCGATCCGGACGGGGCCTCGACGGAGGAATACCCGACAAACGTAGCCCACATGATCTACCTGGGCACGATCGACACGTACAAGCAGGATGCGGAGTGTCTCACGGTGGCCCTGCCGGTGGCCGTCAAAGGCAAGATCGTCGCGAAGAACACGGCGGCGTCAAACGCCATCGTGGTCTCGGGCTGCATCAATCAGAAGGTAGTGAGCTGATCGAATGATTGGAACCCTCGCGAAACCCGTTTCTGGCAGCATCATTCAGCCGGGCCATCCGCTGGCTCGCGGCCTCGATGCGCTCTGGACGATGCGCGAAGGGGCCGGGTCGCTACTGCACGACGCCAGCGGTCGCGGGCGGGATGTCACGCTCTACGGCGATGCACAGTTCTCGATGGGTCGGTTCGGCCGGTGCCTGCAACTGGACGGCGTCGGCGACTACGGCCAGCAGGCCGCGACCGACTACAACTACGTAGGCCATGATTGGAGCATGTCCGCATGGATCAATCCTGCGTCGTTCGCCAGCGGTGTCAGTCCGTACTACACCCAGGTGGTCGTCGGTCACAACGTCGCAGACACCACGAATGGGTATTGGGCGTTGCGGGTATTAAGCTCGGGCAAGACTCAACTGATGTTCCGTAGCGGTGGAGCGAACAAGAGCGTTAATTCGCCCGCTTCGATCTCGCTTGGAAAATGGATACACGTAGTAGGCGTGGTGCGTGGCGACACGATGACCCTGTACCACGACGGCGTGCTCGTCGCGACGACTGCGGGAGTCCCGACGACCGCCTATACCCTGAGTTCCGGTCTACGGATCGGCCGATCCGGCAACACGGGCAGTTACACGTACTATTTCGACGGCAAGCTCGACGCGGTGTCCCTGTATCGCCGGGCACTGTCGGCGGCGGAGGTCGCGGAACTGTCTCGCGACCCGTTCTGCGTGCTGCGGCGTCCAGAAGGCCGGGCATGGCTGGGAGCGATGTCGGCGGGCGGGACGAATCACGCATTGATCGGCAGTGTGTCGGCGGCCGCCTCGCTTTCGGCGACCCTTTCCATCGCTCGACCTCTGTCTGGATCGGCGAACGCCATCGCCATCCCGACCGGTGGAATAGCGGTCGCCCGCAGCGCAGCGGGGTCCGCTGCGGGCCAATCGTCCCTGTCCGGATCGCTGGGCGTCTCGCGATCACTGGTCGGTCAGATCGCGGCCCAGACGCAAAGCTCTGCGGCGGTCGTCGTCGCCCGGTCCCTTACCGGACAAAGTGCTGGCCAGTCGTTGATGAGCGGCACGCTGTCCACGCAGGGACAGGTGTCTCTATCCGGTTCCCTCTCGGCCGCCTCCTCGGCCGGCGGTTCCCTGTCGGCGGCTCGATCGCTGGATGGCCATGTGACGGCGACCGCCGTCGCGGCGGCCTCCCTCTCGCGGACCATCGGACTATCGGGGCAGGTCGAGGCGGCAACGAGCCTTCTGGCCTCAGGGTCCATCGTGCGGTCCCTGTCGGGTTGGATCGATGTGACGGCGTCGCTGGCCGCCTCGGCGGAGATCGCCCGCAGTCTGTCCGGTTCCATTGCCGCTTCGGCCTCGCTGAGCGGATCGCTGGGCGTTGCAGCACCTGTGAGTATGTCCATTTCGGGGGGCTTTACGGGGGGAGGGTCAATATTCTTGCTTGGCTCGTCTGCTTGGGCTGGCAATTATGGCACGAAGCAGTACGTCGTAGCGTTTGGCAATAATCAGGTTTGGTACTGCGAGGTATAGAATGGCCTTTGCTGAGTTTGTGGCCGCGAGAGGCGACCTGAACACACTGGATCAGTTGACGGCTTGCAGCTTGTTCAACAAGGTCTTCGTAGCTAATGGAACGATCCATAGGGTGCTGGACTTCCAGAACGTAAAGATCACCTACGGCAACCTGTCCAGTACGTCCTACGGCCCTTGGACCGCTACTTCTGCTACGGCAACCACCATTACGGTTTCTGGGCAGGCCGGGAACTACGCCGACGACGCAATGAATGGGATGTACCTCTACGTTTCGGGAGGAACTGGGACTGGGGAGTATGCCTACATCACGGACTTCAATGGCACTACAGCGACGTTTACTTTCGGTGGTTTGTCCAGCGGTACAGTTCCTGACGCAACGACGGCGTTCAAGGTCTATCGCAAGCAGCTTCCAGTCTATGGAGACGTGCTGACGGGCGCAACCTCTGGCGCGAGACTGGTTGTGGATTTCATCACCAAAGCCGCCGGACCTGGAACCCTGTACTGCAAGAAGCTGGACACCACCGCTGTTCAATCTGGGGAACTGTTGGTTGGTACAAGCACCGTCTCCTGGAATAGTTCTCTGGGAGCCATCAGCTTCGCCGCCACGTCCACCGAAACCGCTGGTCCACACTGGTATGAGTGGACCTCTTATGGTGATGATCCCTATGTGTTCGGCGAACTGCCGGATAGCTTTTATCTGGTGGCCCCGTACTCTTCAAGACTATTTATTGCGGGGTCGTCTGACGAACCAAACCAGTGGTGGGCCAGCAAGTGCTCCAATCCCTGGATGTACGCGATTGAAGTGAACAACGACCTATCCGCCAACTATGGCCTCGCTGGGAACCTTGGCGAAGCGGGCGATTTGATCCGCGCCTTGATCCCAGTAAAGGACGACAGGATTCTTCTTGGCTGTGCAAACAGCATCCGGGCTATTGTCGGCAATCCCAGCCCCTACGCTGGCGGCGAGATGAACGATGTCGATCTGACACACGGTATCTGGGGGGCCAAGTCGTGGTGCTACGACGGCAGCGGGGCGTTGTATTATATCTCCCCGGTTGGCGGGCTGTGCAAGATGAACATGGTCCTCTACACCACGGAAGTGATTACGTCCGCCACGCTACCCAAGCTGCTGAGTACACTCAATCCAGCCACGCACCGGATAGAATTGGCGTATGAATCGACGCTCGAAGGGATTTGGATTACCATCACTGACCTGGTCAACGCCACAGGAAGCGCGTACTTCTACTCCATCGTAACGGGCGGGCTGTTCCTTGTGGTCTTGCAGGATGAGAACGCGGTGTATTCGGCCGTATCGTTCGTCGCCAATGACCCAACCAAGCGCGGCGTTCTGTTCGGCTGCCGCGATGGGTATGTTAGAGAGTTCAAAGCGACGGCGAAGAGCGACGACGTTGGGAGCACAAATGCGGCGATATCTGCCAGCGTTGCTCTCCCGGTGATGGCCCTGAGCAAGGTAGACGAGGAAGGGCGTATGCGATCTATCACGCTCTCTACGGGCGGGGGAGAGGCCTCTGGAACCTATACCGACACTGACGCCGTGACCATCTCCATCTATACCGGGGACGATGCGGAGGAGGTGGCCGAAAAGATACGCGACGCCGAGACCCCCGACGTGACGGGGACGGTAACTGGCGCAGGACGACAGTTAAGGTTCCGTTCGCGTGCGCGAGGAAGATACGCAGGGATTGTGCTGTCGAATGATGCAGCCGATTCGTCGTTTGCAATCAATAAGGTAGTAGCCGATTTGGAAGGCGGTGAGGAATAATGGCATGGAGTTCAAATAAGAGCTTGACCGATCTCTACAAGGAAGCGACCGAAGAGGCGCAGGCCGCAAACGAGGAACGCTATCAACAGGCGATGGGAATCGCCAACCAGATCGTAAATATGTATTCCCCTACGGGTTCGTTCGGGCAGGGCTACAAGGCCAGCCTGGAACGGGCCAAATCGCAGTCGGTGTCCTCCGGCCTTGCCTCGCTGGTTCAATCGGGCCTGGGGGCTTCTGGAGGGGCTGCAAGCCTCGCTACGGCCTGGGAACAGGGGGTCGGCGCGGAAGCCCGGCTGAAGCTGGAGGACCTGCTGACCGAGAAACAAGCCACTGCTTTGCAGAACAAGATCAGCCTGATTCAGAGCAAGGAGGATATTTATCCTGATTACTCCCAACTCTCTCAGGCAGCGGCGGCTTCCTCCAGCGCACCCCGCCTGACTACCGGGGGGTTGGGGTTGACCTCCTTCGACATGGACCAGCCGTTCGGCGGTTATACTTACGGCTCTCTTGGCAGAAGAACGTCCGGAGGAACGTCCGGAGGGACCTCCACGGCCGGGGCTGCACAGCCCTCTACGTCGAAGAGTGATGCTTGGTGGAAGTGGTGGAACGAGATGAAAGCTCTGGAGGAGCAGCCCACCACGCCAGCGGTGGATACCACGGCTTTCACAGGTATCAGTCAAAACGTCCCTACTGAGGAAGAGGACTTTTGGAATAACTTCTACCTGGGCAGCAGCCAAAACGTCCCTACTGAGGAAGAGGACTTTTGGAATAACTTCTACGGGTGGTAAATGCTGACAAGCTTGACTACAGGAATTAGTGACTATGCAACCCGCCGGGCCATCCAGCAGCTTGCGAGCAAACTGAACCACGACTCGAAGCCCACGTTCGCCGGGCTGACGATCAATGGGGAATCGATCTCAGACGCCCTGATTACCCAATGGAGCACGGCCTACAGTTGGGGCGACCACGCGGGCCTGTACGACGCAATAGGCACAGCCGAGGGCGAGGTCAGCGACCACGAAGCGACCTACGACCATACACTACTGCACAACCCCGTTACGCTGGGAACGGCCAATGGACTAACCCTCAATGACCAGGAGCTTAGCCTGCCCACGACTGCAACGCCCACACTCGCCGGGTTGACGTTGACGGGAATGTCTGGAGTGGTCAAGACAACTGCGGGGGTGTTCTCCGGGTCGGCAACGCTGGACGACATGGCGGATGGGACGAACTACGCACGGGTAGCGGCGACGGAACTGTCGAGCGGCGTCTACAAAAATGCCACGACGACGGTGAAGGGTATTGCCTCTTTCAGCAGTACGAACTTCTCCGTTACCGACGGGGCCGTCTCCCTGGCGACCGGAGGGGGGCTGACCCATAATGATTTGGGGAGTCTACAGGGGGGGACCACCGGGGAGTACTATCACTTCACCTCCGCAGATTACGCCAAGATCGCCAATTGGGATACAGCCTACGGGTGGGGCGACCATGCCGGGTTGTACGATGCGGCGGGGACGGCGGCGGGGGAAGTCGGGACGCACGAATCGACGTATGACCACAGCCTTCTGCATAGCCCCGTTACACTTGATGCGTTGACCGGTATTACTCTTACTGGGCAGCAGCTTTCCTACACCGCAGGCTACGCTATTCCAACCACCGCTAAACAGGCAGAGTGGGATAGTGCTTATACGCACAAGACAACCGAAGACGCTATCAACGGCCTTGTTTCTTGCGACGGATCGGGCGCATACACTGCAAAGGTTATTGGGACGGACGTACAAGCATATGACGCCGACCTGACGGCCATCGCAGCCCTTACCCCTACCGACGGCAACATCATCGTCGGAGATGGCTCTACGTGGGTAGCTGAGTCCGGGGCGACGGCACGAACTTCTCTTGGTCTTGGGACGACGGATAGCCCCACGTTCACTAAAGTTACTGCTTATAAAGAAAATGCGGGCGGAACGACAGAAATCTGGGCTTACCAAAACGACTCAGCGCAGGGGGGTTGGGCAAGATTTGTTGCCCATACTGGGGGTTTTGCTTGTACTTTTGAGGCTATTGGAAATAATCACGCTACATATACTTCTGGTGCAAGGCGTCGTGGAGCAGCAGTAGTCCATAGTAGTGGTGCTGCGGGCCTGAGTTTGTGTGCAGGTGATTCTCGTGGCTATATCTCTCTTTATTCTGGGGGGGATACAACTGCCCATGAACGGATGAGAATAACAAGTGCCGGAAAGGTTGGAATCGGAGTCACTGCTCCAAACGAACAACTTGAAGTTGCTGGTAAGATTCGTTCCAATACTACTTTCAACTTGAATGGCACTGACGGGGTGACTCAGGCGTCGTCTGCCGGGAAGGTATGCGATGTGACCGCCCTGGCTGGCGGACTTGCCACAGCCCAGACACAGATCACATATGCCGCAGATGGCACGTACAACTTTGATGCAACCAGCGGCAAGGTATCCTCAATCACGATAACCAACGGCCGGATCACGGCTATCACAACGGCAGAGTAGGAGGATAAGATGAGTTGGAACACAGACTGGTCCAAGACGATGCCGACGACGCCATGAATCAGTACAATGCCGCACAGCAGGACAAACAGTATCGGCATGGATTGAGCCTGCATCAACAGGCCGCGACTATGATTGAGACCATGCTCGGCAAACTCGTCGGCAGTATTGCTGGTCGTGTCGGTGGTGTGGCAGGGAGCCGTACCGAACATCGCAAATGAGTATGAGAGCACCACGGTTGGTTCTCGGTCTATAACGGCGAAGTAAAAGGAGAAGATATGGCGTTTCGAGTAGTTCACGGCGATCCTACGGCGATGGCGGCTTTGTCCGGGCAGGCAATCGGGCAGGCAGCCCGCAGGACCCAGGAAGCTGAGATGGCCTTCCGGAAGCAGCAGGAAGCGGCAGCCGCACAGAGAGCCTTGGAGGCTGACTACCGCAACTTCCAGCAGCAGCTTGCTTTGTATCGTATTCAGCAGAGCGATACGATTGCCGCTGACCTCCGCCAGCTTGACAAGCAACGTGAGATTGATAAATTCAAAGACCAGATGGAGGTAGAAGCAGAGAAACGTGCCCATGCCTGGGAACTGGAAAAGCGATACCGCCATTCCCTTATTGACGAAGAGGCTGCACAACGCCAGCGAGCTAACGATATGGCCGAACTGGATGCTGGGATAGCCGAAGCAGAGAAGATCACCGACCCCCAGCAGAGGGAAGCGGTCATACTCGCCCTGCAACTCAAGAAGTATCGTGTCTCGGACATTGGCTCTATCCTTCGCGCAGGGGAAGAGAAGGAAGGAATGTCTCCGTCGGCCTACAGCAGCCTGATTACTGCCGTGGACCGGGCAAGGAACGACTTAATGACCCGAGGTATTTCCGGGCCTGGGGGAACCGCCGTTCCAACTACTGGCGGTATGCCGCCTGAAGTACGATCTGACCCGATGATGGCTTTGCCGATGGTACAATACTTCCTGAAACGCCAGGATATTCCGGCTAATATTCGCAAGGACATACAGGACCTTGTGGATGCTGGAGCGGACCCCGTCAACATTCTGAAACTCGATAGCCTGCAACCCTACATCGAGGCCCTGTAATGACCAAAGAAGAGATTATGGCGATGGGCGGCAAGTCTTCCGGGCTGAGCAAGGAAGAGATTCTTGCTATGCCGAGCGCGCCTTCGACCTCGCCCTTGCAGCCGTTCAGCTTGGCCTCCTCTACTGGCGCAGAGACACCAGCCCCTATCAAACGGATTGGTTCTCTGATTGGTACTGAGGTGTGGAACGCCGTCGCAGCCGCAAAGCGGGGGCTGTCGATCCATCAGGCCCGGACAGGCACTCAAGCCGCCAGCAATGCCCTGAAGAACCTTGAGATTGATTCTCGCAATCGCCTGTTCGCCGGGGAGCCGGTGAAGCAGAGTGAACTCGATTGGCTTGCTCGCGTCGATAAGAACATGGCGACAATAATCCAGAGCCGCAAGGACGCTGGCCTGGTCCAGATTGCGCCTGAGAACGCCGCTGAGGATGCCCATAATGTCCAGGACGCTTTGACCCAGGAAGAGAATCGCCTTGTGGCGAAGGGCGACTGGGCCATCCCTACCCCCGAAGCAAGAACTGGCTTTGAGAAGGTAGTGCAAAAGGGCGCACGCCTCGGCAGTGGAGCGGGAATCGCCTTGGCTGAGATTGCTTTGTTCAAGAAGGCCATGCCGGGCCTGCCCACTATCGCTGCTTTCGAGATGCAGAACCAGACCAACCCCGACGCTATCCCTGGCGAGGGAGCCTTGATGTATACCCTCATGGCTGGCGCAGGAAAGCTAACCGAGGGCGTCAAAGCCACAAGCAAAGTAGGCAAGCTGGGTAAAGAGCTTCTGACTACTGGCGCAGAGACGGCCGCTGTTGCCGCTATCCCCGCAGCCAAGCAGGCCATCACCGGCGAGAAACAGGACTGGTCGTTTCTGCTGCTGCCTGCTATCTTGAGAACCCCACGGATCATTAGAGCGGGCTGGGATGTAGGAGCAAGCAGCCTTCCAAACATCCGGGATATTCTGCCCGTAGAGCCGTCTCTTGGCCCTACCATCGAGTCGGCCAGAGCGCAGAAGCTTCTTCCTGCCGGAACTCAGAAACTCCTTCCTGCGGGCAAACCGCAGCTTGCCTCTCCTCCAGGACAGAAGGCCCTCCCGATGACCTACGAGGAACAGGTTTCCCGCGCCGCGGCCCAACTCTACGACGACCTGGTAGCGAAAGCCCCGGAGAGCAAAGCCGCCGCGAAGGACCTGGAGAAGCTGAGCAACGGCTACTATCTGCCTAAGCTGGAGACCCTGCAAGAGAAAGCCATTGCAGGAGACCAGGCTGCGGTAGACGCTATCCGGGCCGGGGAATACTACGGTGGCGAGCACGCTGGCGCAGCGAGCTTCCGCAAGGCCGTGATTGACCGGAAGCTGGTAACTCCTCCCAAACCGGGCAAGGTGAAGGCCAAAGACGCCGAGGCAAGCTACCGTAGGGCTACCGAAGTAGCTGCGGTTCCTGAAGCCCCTGCCCCCCAACCAAGAGAACCTGTTACGGCCCGGGAAGCTCTACCAAAGATCACCCCGTATCGTGGCAATCTACCCCCAGAAACCCCGCGCCAGGGGCCTTCTGGCGAGATCAAACCAGTGGGGGGTACTCTTGCCTCCCCCCCTCCAATTCAAGAGGCTGTAGAGCTTCCTAAGGGCCTTCCTGAGGCCGTGGCAAAGCTAACCGAGTGGGTTCCGAAGGCGAAGGTATTCACCAAGGGCGCAGCGGCCCGGAAGGTAAGGGATTTGCGGGCCAAACAGGCGCAGACTTCGCAGGACATATTCAAGTCTGGGCTGGAGCAGGGGATGAGTCCTGCCGAAGCAGCGCAGGCTTCTCGGGGAGGGCTGAAGCAGCAGGCGGAAGTGCCTGAGTACGAGCCTCCTGCGCTGGGGGATGAAGGCTGGGTCGCCCTGAAGAATCAGGCGGCGAAGCTCTTTGCTGAAAAACCGTTCGATAGGGTGAACGCCCTGGAAGCTCTGGACAAAATACAGGCCGGGCGGTGGCTGGCTAAGCACGAGTACAAATATCTCGACCCGATCATTGGAGAAGGGGCCACCAAAGCCATGTGGGAGATGGCGCAGAAGAACGGCGGCTTTGGTATCCTTGACACCGCAAGCAGGATCAGCGGGCTGAGCAAGTGCTTCGTCGGCACGGATATGCAGCTTGGCTACCAATTCGCCGACGCCTGGGCCTCCCACCCGATTATCGTTACTCGTGGCTTGCTCCGAGGCCTGAAGAGCGAAGTCTCTCGTAAGGAACTGAACAAGATCGATCAGAGAGTACGCAACGACCCGCTGTTCGAGGAGGCGGCGGAGGTTATCAACTTCCGTACTTCCAAACCTTGGGGCGAGTTAGGTATGAGGGGCCGTCCTGAGCAATACGCAGGTGGCGGCGGGGAATACCTTGCCAATCTTTGGAAGGACAAAGGGCCAATCAAGAAGACCGCCGGAGCACCTGCCAGAGCCTATGGGCGGCTTCTCCGCTGGCGAGAGGAGCGATTCAGCCCGATTACCAACTCGATCCTTCTGGACCTTTACAAAGCGGAGAGACCACACTGGGCCAATATCAAAGACCCTGCCCAACGAGCAGCCGCACAGAAGGCTTATGGCACACACATCAATGCCCTGACCCGCCTACTTGAAATAGGCGGCAAGAACGGCCCTGGAATCCAGCAGGCCTTGAACATGGTCCTGTTCTCGACCTCGTCCACAATCTCAAGGCCGATGCAGATCATCAACATGGCAACCAACAAAGGCGCACGAGTCGCAGCGGGGAAAGCTCTGGCAGCCAACATCACGAAACTGACCCTTTCCGGCGCGCTGGTCAATTTGTTCGGCCAGTGGTACTCTCTGGTGACGGGCAAAGAACCCCCCTTCTCGATGGGAGTAAACCCCATTGGCTCGGACTATGGCAAACTCCGTGTAGGAAACAGCTACTTTGACCCTACCTTTGGTTTGGCTGGCGTGTTCCGTGGCGTAGCAAGGCTTGCTATGGCCGCTGAGGCGAAAGCGGAGAGGATAGGCTTCGGGAGGATACGCACTACCGTTGGTGGTGAAACAATCCCCACAGCTTGGGAGACCATCACGGGGTACTTCACGGCCAAGGAAAGCCCTTGGATCGGCTTGGTGAGAAGCCTTGCTACGGGAAAGGACTATGCCGGTAAAGATATTGGCCCGGTTAAAGCCTTGGCAAGCGTTCTCGTTCCTACGCAAGCGCAAGCCTTCCTGGAAGCTTTACAGGACGACGGCGTAACAATGGCCTTTATAGCCGCAGCAGCAGAGCAGATGTCCATGCCCGTGTTGACCTACCCTGATTCCCCTGGCAAGCTGAGGGCGCAGGCCAGAGACCGAGTGGCAAAGGAGACCTTCAACAAACCCTGGGATGAACTGGGGGAGACAGAACATAAAGCACTGATGTACAAGAACTACCAGTTGTTCAAAGACCTCGACGAGATGGTCAAGGATGAGAACAAGCGCAACCCCAGAGACTACACGAAGGCCAAGATGGAGGAGGTGGATGCCGGAGACCTTGTGAAGAGCAAACTGCCGAAGGGCGCAAGAGACCTGCTGAAGGATTACCCCCTGACGGTTAGCAGGACCTATGGAACAGTGCGGCTGAACGATGCCTACTACAACAAGCTGATTGACTACACCGCCAAGGAACTCTCCGTGCGGATTGGCAGCGAGAGCTTCAAGAACTACTCGCCGGGGTACCGTAGGCAGGTATTGGACCTGATGACCAAAGAGGCTACGCGATGGGCCTGGATGAAACTGAGAGCCGAGCTAAAGCTATACTAAGGAGCCTTATGAACCTGCGAGATGAACTGGCGGATATGCGGGCAGCACTGGCTGAGGTAAGGACAGACGTGAAGTGGATCAAGGACGGCATGGAGAAGCATCAGGCGCACCATGACTGGTGGTGGAAGCTCTGTATTGGTAGTGTGCTGTCGTCTCTGGCTGCTATCGCGGTGAGCGTGTTCAAATAAAGAGGGCCGGGGGAGGCCCCGACCCAGTGTGAGAGGAGAAATGAGAAGGGTAGATGTTCAGGCTTGCAGTTCCTCCAAAGCTATGAACCATATTGGGATTCTGTTGCAGGCGGCAAACTCTACTTCCCCGGCCACACCGCCGCCGAGAGCAAAGAAACCGGAACATGGCAGCAGTACCCAAAGCTCTTCACATCGATTAAGGATGGACAGATCAACACTAAGCACGTCATCCACAGAAAGGAGGCCCATGCGGAGGCATTGCTGTGGGAAGTCGTCGTGCTCAGCCGGGACGTAGAAGGCCTTGTCGGGGTACTTCTCGCGGAGGAGACTCGCGGCCAGCAAAGCGCGGCTCATATTTGCCGCCTGCTTGGCAGGAGAGTGTGGTTCGCTGCCTCGTATCTCATGCGCCAGATAGATCATCGCTTCCTCCTCCAGATTATTTGATGCTTGTTGGTGAACCATGCGATCACGAGCCACATTTTGCTACCTCCTCTCTGTTGCCGCTCTTGGCAACCAGCAGTTCAAAGAGCCAACCGCTGGCGTTGAAAATTACGGCGCACAGCAGGTCCTCCAGGCTGGCATCCTCCGGAACAGACAGGCCTATCGATTTGCGTATAGCATCATGCGTGTGTCGATATAAGGAATCCTTGTAGCGATCCGTGGGTTGCCCTTTTTTCCAGTTGTCAAAATCGCGTAATGAGCCGTCCGGAAGTGCCCTGTTGGCTTGCAAATACTCCATGTATCGGGTGAGTACCTGCACGGACAACCCACGAAGGTAGGATAATTTGGTGGTAGCATCGCTTCGGGATGCCCCACTATGGTATGTCTGCATTTCGCTCATTCCGACGTTCTCCAATTTCTGTTTCATGTTGGTGGTCTTTCATTTCCTCCCTCTCTTCCACGGCCTGCCCCGCTTGATAGGCAGGTCAACATACCTAATGAAGTCGTCTACATTGGAAGGCAGGGCCGGGTACACAAGCCGCATCCCGTTCCTCCCGTGCCATATCCAGTTCCGAACCGTCCGGGGGCTGATCGTCATGCCCCAGCGGAGCAACAGATAGCGGCATATCTGCTTGACGTTCATGCGACTGCTCCTTTCACCTTTCCGACAAGTCGAATGCCTCTTCGATCTCGAAGGCCTGGACCCTGTCCGGGGCATTGGCCTCCTCGATGCGGAGGATGTTAGCCACCGCGTCCCTGGTGGTGGTAGTGAAGATTTCCTCATACTCGTACCCGTCAATGTCCCTGAGCATTGCTGTAACGACAAACATCATTGGTCCTCCCGAATCAATAAGTAACAGACGACAACCATCATGCACACAGCACCAAGAATGAAAAACCCCAGGTTCTCAGACACGCTGCTTTCCTTTCATCTTAGAGTATACAATATCCTCAGTCGCACGTCAATCAAAAACCTTGTTCTTTTCTTGTATCGCCTGCATTTCTTTGTGCATCGCCTCGACCATCTCCCCCCATTTTGGCTTGTTCCCCACGATGTGCTGGCTTGACTTCTCCTCGATCCACGACCACTGCTCGGGCCGGTTCTCGCGAAGCCAGTCAATGAACCGTGCTTGTGCCAGGGTGTTGTCCGAATGGGCCGCAAGCTCGTTGCTGAATCGGTGGTGGTCGGGACACAACGGGATCAGGTTCATCAAGGTAAAGCGAAGCTCGTTATACAGGCTCTTGTGCAGGATATGATGCAGGCACACGCCCTGCAGCCGGCCGCAGACGGCGCAAGGTTTGCCCTTCGCCCACTGGCTCAAGAGCTTATCCCCCAGGTTGCGCCAGGTCTTAGGGCTGCGCTTGCCTCTTGCTTTTGGAAGCGGGCCAATCTTCATCCCTTGCTCCTTTCTGCATCTTCTACTGTTTTTCGAATAAGGTCTACGAATCGCCGCCCACGAACAACGACGTCTGGCCGAAGCGGGCCTCAGAAACGGGAACCGCAGTGTCTACGGCCTTGAGACGTTCACGGGCGATCTGGCAATACTCCTCGCTCAGGTCGATGCCGATGAACTTGCGCCCGAGTTGCTGGGCGGCGAGGCAGGTGGTGCCGGAGCCGCAGAAGGGGTCGAAGACAGTCCCGCCTGGCGGGCAACTGCTACCTATGGGGCGAGCGGCAATCTCCAGAGGGAATGAGCACGGATGTTCATTGGCATCCCTGTCAAACCCCAGTCTCCACACAGACAACAGCTTGTTCTGTGCGTCGTCCCACCAGTGCGGCCTCCCGAACGCCCACAGTCCCTCATGGGACGGGGCATATCGCTTACAATTCAACGCCATGCTTACGCGTCTATCCCACACAACCTCTGCGTAGAGCGGCAGGTGAATCCATCGAAGAGGGTGAAGGCCAACACCCTTTCGGTATCGCACTTTATGGTTGAGCCACACGAGACCCTTACTGACCCTCGCACATTCCGTCATTACATCGGAAATCCACTTCTGGTATTCATCCTCTGGCCGTGCATCGAAGTAACCGTTGACGGCCTTGCGAATCCACTTGTTGACACCAGACTTCCGTTCGGCATGGAGACCGGAAGCCTTCTCTGATTTGGGCAGGGTATTGTATGGCGGACTTGTCACGGTGATGTCCACGCACCCGTCCGGCCATCCCTTCATCACTTCCAGGCAGTCCCCGCAGATGATCGTGTTGATTGGCACGTCGCTCACTTCCCGCCCTCCTTCTCCGCAACCAACGCCAGAATCTCTTTCGCTTCGTTCGCTGCCTTCCGGGCTGCCCGGCGCACCTCATCACAAAGCTTGTCGTTACGCCGTTTTACGTCGCAATACTCCCAATACCAATTAAAGCTCATCACTTGCCCCTTTCGTCATACTGCCGTTTCAGGTTATCGGCGATGGTGTAGTACTTATGGCAGTGGTTGCAGTACATCTGCCACCGAACAATGCCGGCGGAAGTGGCCCTACGTTTGTCAATCTTGGCCCTCAGCGACCCACAGGAGGGGCAGGACCACCGGGGTTGGCCATTTACCACCCCCGCATGAGAACCGGCCTTACAGAAGGGCTCAAGCCGCTTGTAGACCGAACGCAGCAAGGATACGTCCCTCTTGTTGTAGCGAATCATCTTCTCCAGTGCGCCTTTCTTATCCGCCAGAACATCCAGCCACCAAGTGTAATCTGTCTTGATCTTCTGCTTGTTCAGCAGGAGTTTGCTAAGGTAGTCCAGGCAGTTTGAGTTGAAGAAGAACTTCTTGCGGGCGATGCGGCAGGTGTCGATTACAGGAACGTCCGGGAAGCTGAACCCGTGGAAAACGGCCCTTGCACGAATCCACGGAACGTCGAAGCTGACGCCGTTGTGTGCAACCACTTCATCTGCTTCTCCGATAAGCTCCGTGAGCTTCTTGACTAAACTGAAATCACCCCGCGCCCCTTTGCTATGGGTCCAGCCCATTGACTCGACCTTGCTGTTATTCCAGGCCCAGGCGGCGGACACAATCTGCCGCTCGTCCTTGATCCACTCCCACCCAATGTTCTGCTTGTGGCCTGCCCGCCAAAAGTATCCACGATTCGGCGACGTTTCACAGTCGATAAACAATCTTTTCATTGTCTTCTTTCTCCTTAATCCAACCATCGCCAGTTTTTGCCTTTGATTGCCTTGTAGATGGCGTGATAGTGCCCGAACATTCGACCCAACTCCGCGAACGAAACGCCTTGATGGTACAAATCCTTCGCCAACTCTACCTCATGTTCCAGCAAAATATTACTATTGTGTTCATTTCCTCGCCTCAAGCAACTATGTCGCCCGTGCCGGAGGCAATCTGCAACGTTTGCCTTACGGGTATCCCATCGTAGGTTTGATACACAATTGTTGCTCTTATCCCCATCGTTATGGCAAGCGTCCATTCCCTTGGGCCTCGGACCAACCCAAGCCCCCAGGACCAGTGGCGCGACAAGGTAATACCGAGCGTAGCTCCGCTTGCTAAGCTTAACCCTCCAGTAGTTGTCATAGGTGCGCTGCTGCTTTAGCCATCGCCCGCCGCAAGGCCTTTGCCCTGCGCGACGCGGAACACTCCAAACCCTCCCATCCTGGGTAATGAGATACCTTCCGTCAAACCCAGGAATAGGTTGTGTGTTTGGCAATCTGTTCATGCTTACTCCTTCCTTATGCTTTCATGTATAGTGGGCAGCGTTCTTTTCCTGCGCTGCAATCCTCGCTCCACGTTACTAGGTCAAACTCCTCTCGGTTTGCCTTGTTCCGGTCGAGAAATCGCCTGCAAGAATCGCGCTTTTGACAGGCCTCATTGTGACAGCGACACACATCATTCGACAAATATTGCATCGGGGTTGTCCTGCCGTTTAGACCATAAATCATTCACCACATCCAAACACGCCACAAGCAGTTTAGCGGACCAGCACACAATCTCAGAAAACTGTTGATGTGTCATTACGAAGGTGTATGCCGAACTATCCTCTGATTGCCACGCGCTCTTCCTGAATCTTGTCCCAAGTATCGTGGCAGACAACTCCTCAATCTCGTGCAGCAGCGACTCCGCAACTTCCTCAAACTGCTCACTGTCCAGCCCTATCTTGATGCGAGGACAATCAATATCCCCCGGAGACAGCCAGAACTCCCCGCCAATGCCTTCTCGGGCTACAATCTGAACCCGGCTCCATCCCAGGGGGTAAGTGCCTACGATCTTCTGTTTCATTCTTCAAACTCCAAATCGGGATTCTCGCAGGTATTGCCGAGGACTTCGATCTCCGCACATTCGCGCACAAGTCTGTCAAGTGGAACGACCTTTGGACCAAAGTCAACTATTGGTACAAGTTCACCAACATCGGTCACCACGCCCACTGCGGTGCGAGGTTCCTCGCTTATGCTGTTTTTGTAGCATACCCGAACAATATCGTCTTCGTAGATGGGCTGTTCATCCGTTGTGTACACACACCACAGCACACGAAACCGGCCCTTGCAAAGGCATTTATGAGCATCCAGCCCGCCTTGCCCATGCTTGTTCTCGTACCACCACCAGGTACACCAATCGTCCATACCAGGGCATTTCGCACCCGCAGCGGCAGCCACGGCAGCGGTGTAGGCGTCCCACAGCCCCCACGCCGCCGCCAGGATCGCGCATCGATCCAGGTCCCCCACGCCGAACACCTTGCAGACCTCGTCCGACGCCTTCTCCAGGGCCACGCCCTTCTCGTACCACGTTTGCAGGAGTTTCAACCGCTCTTCGTGTGTCATGGTTTGTCCTCCCCGAGCATCTCTCGGGCTTGCTCCATCGTGACCTCGATAACCTCGCCAGTCGGCTCACACGCCCACGGAGTGTATTCCTCGCGGACGGCCTTCCCCAGGGCCGTAGCCGCCTGAATCATTGCGTCCGTTGGTTCGTCTGGACCGCACTCATCCTCACTGCCATATTCCTCGTATAGGTGTTCCAGAAGATTGTCGAGGGCTATGCGGCCAAGCTCTTCCGGCGACGCCAGCTCAGCATGTCGATACACGAGGACGCGGAGAGGCCACAGCATCCGCGAGATGATTACATCGGTTCCCTCGCCCACCACTTCACAGGCGTCCTCGACGGCCCGTTCGATCACGTCATGCAACTCGTCATCCAGCTTCTCCTGATCTGCGAGCCCATAGAATTTCTGTTCGTCAGACATGGCTTCTCCTTCCCGCCGCGATCGATGGTCACGCGGCCAAACGAATCGATACTCATCTCACGCATGACCGCCCCACGTATCCATTCACGCTCGCGCCAACCAAATGCCGTCTTGAATCTCATCCCAGGCTTAAAGCCAATAGGGGCGTTCTTGAACTGTCCAGCCATAATCATACCCTTTCAAGGTAAAAGTCGATTGTAGAGCCAACCAGGGGCCTCCTCGGCCTCATTAGCCGCCGATCTGCTGCCTGATTATCTTGGTTAACTCTTCGGGCTTCTCTGCGGCCATCTGCCGGGCGTCCTTGTAGGGTTCCACCGACAAGACGCTGGCGTTGAACCCCTGCCGACCCAAGATTTCCGCAATGCGCTGGGAACTCTTTCTTCCCACCTCATTGCTATCCGAAACCACCACCGCCGACTCACCGGGGCGGCAGTGCTGGGAGAACCACACACTGATATGATCGAGACAGGACATTGCGCTGGCTCTGCCAATGGCGTAGAATCCCAGCGACGCTGTTACAACCGTATCAGACAGGCCCTCGCACAGCACTACCGGACCCCCGGCGTAGAAGGAGGGGAGAAATAAACCGAGTCTGGACCCTTTGACACACCGCTTCGACCCATCAGGAAACCGACGATGCACACCAATCAGTTCGCCAAACCCATTCCGCATTGGCGCAGAATAGGATGTCCCGTTCCACGTCATGTTGTACTCGCCCAACGATCCACGAGGAACCTTCCACTCAGCGGCCAGCTTGACCATGTAGTCGTAGGAATCATGGGCAGGAATCATGCTGTCGGCCAGCCCCACATGCTGGGGGGCGTAGAGGGCCGGTTGGAGGACGGTGAATCCCTGCTGGAATTCGGAGGCCCAGCCCTCTGCGCCACATGCCCAGCATCGCCATCTGCCCGCGAACGGCCCGGTCAGGTTAATTGTCAACGACGGGTCGTGGTCGTCATGGAACGGGCACAAAGCATAAACCATATCAGCGGTTTGGCGAACTATCTGCAACATCTTGCACCTAAAAGGGAATCATGTCTGTTGTGTCGGAACACCCGTCGGCGGCTGGAGGGATCGGAGGCACAGGGGCAGGCGGAAGAGCCGCCGGCTGTGCAGGCCCAAAGGCCGGAACCGGGGCCGAAGCCTGCCGCTGGTTGGTCTGCGGCGGCATCAGTTCCATCGGAGCATCAAACAGCGGAATATCGACCAGCCACTTGCCGTTCTCGCTGTGGATTCTGCCAACGGCCTCTTTCCAGGGTGGCTTGCCGGGGTTGTTCCTGTTCTGCTTGACCTTGACAATGGTCTGCTCGCCGGTTGCGGCCTGCTCCACGTCGAACCATGCCCCAATCGCGGGCAGAGACAGGCACAGCCTGCCCGAAGCGTAGCGGAGCAAGGTCCCAACCACGAATCCGCGCTTTGCTACGGGCGTTCGCTGCGTAATCGGGTCCACCTGTTGGTTATATGGGTTTTGTACCTGATTGTAACTCATTGCTTTTCTCCTTTCTGATTTATTCGTCACCACACCCTTCCGGGTACTGTTTCTTCATCTGCTGCCAGATTCGCTGGCGGGTCTTCATCGTAAGCTCTTTGTTCGTCAGGGCGGCTCGATACTGCGCCTTTGTTACGGGCTGAGTAACCGCCCTGCAACCCGACAGCAGCACAATAACACAAAGCAACTGAATCGCTTTACTCATCATACCAACTACTCCAAAGCAATGCAAGACAAATCTCCCCATTATTCTGATTTTTTTACGGCTGGCTTGGGAGGGACGACAACCCCGCATTCGGCCAGCAGCATAATCACCGCGTCGATAAACGCCGACATTTCCTCGGTCGATAGATCGGCCTTCGACTTGACATACTCATTTGGTAGGCCTTTATTCGTGGTCAGGAATCTACGGCACAACACACCGTCCGCCTCGTCCTTCGTATACCCGGCATACTCCGACAACTCCTTGACCAGGACGCCGAAGTAGTAGGCAAGTTGCGCGTTGGTTTTACCCGTGGTTATGCCTCGTATGACGATCTCTACTGGGCCTTTGTGCTTTACGGCGTTTAACCACACCCGGAATAGTTCCGGCTGGCTCAACGTCAGCTTTCCGCCGTTTATCTCGCCGTACCAAACCGCTTCCCGTATCATTAGCCACCTCGTCTTTATAGCGGTCCTTGTGCTGTGTGTCCCAGGCGTCCCAGCAGGACACACAAAGCTGATTGGATATCATGTGCCCCGTGGCCCGCTTGGCGCAAATAGCGTCCCGCGGACATCCTTTTGTGGTACACTTCATTGCTTTGCTTCCAAAAGATCAACAAACGGGCACACCGCCCGTACAGGGCAGAAACTCCGCCCGTCAGGCCACTTGAAACATCGCAGCGAACATCCGGGCCTCTCCTGAATCCAAGCGTCTTTGATTCGGTTCTCCTGCACATATCTATCTGCCTCTTCCTGCGTGCTCAGCACTCGCTTGGCTCTCGGCTGACCCCCAGACATCACAGCATAGCTCGGCGCGGTTTTCCATCGTTCGGCGGGGGTACAGGGGACCAAATCCTTGGCCGTATGCAGGGCGACCCGCTCCTCAAGGAACTGCGTCTGCTGCGCCTCCGACCACAGGGGAAGCTCGGCTGACTCATAGGCTATAGGGGGGTAGTCGTTCGGCCCATGACCAAACGCAATCATCTTCCAGTCCCAGTTTTTCAGCCGGATCAAACCAACAAGGTGATTGATCGCCCGCCCTTCTCGTCTTGCCATTAGCGCATAGAGGTTTGTCTGCTGCGTGATCCCATCAAAGTGCAGCTTGAGATAGCCAACCTTAGCCGACTTGTGGTCATAGATTGTATCCCCTTGGATGCAATCGCATGTACCATGCAGGGCGTACTTCCCACACGTAGTCTCCATATGATGTTCCACCAAGGTGTTAGCGTCCTGGTTGACCTCCATCCGGGCATGATACCCCGTTCCCATATCTGCCTCAAGGAACTCCGACCAGTCCCATACCAACTCATCCCAGTGGAGTTGCTTGAGCTTGCGGACGGTGGGAGAATCGATTAGCTCGGTAACGCGAAATCGGCCATCCTCGGGCCTTACAGGGACCTCCATTGGCTTGATAATGAGCGGACTGAGATTGTATCGATTCGTCATGTGCATGGAAATCTCCACCAGTCAAAAAACCCAGGATCGTCAATGGGGTATCGACCCTCTGTGTCAGCATATTCTTCGGGCGTCTGAGGATAATCCGGCGATCTCGACGGGCCGTCCCATCCCCAGTAGCGGACAGTCTCCTCAAGCTCCTCAAGGGGTACTACGTATCGCGGGCGTTCGCGATCCTCAGGGCGTATCTCCCAGCCCGTTCCGTTATAGACCAGTACGATTCTCATTCGCCGTCCTTGTAAGTAAGTTCTCCCATGGCGCGCAACGCTTCCCAGATGCCGTTCCAAACCCCTGCCCAGTACTCTGGCGAAACTCCCTCCGGGCATTTCACCACCGACAGAGGCAAGGCAAAGCGGCAGGCTTCGGCCAAATCTTTGACAAGGTTCATATCAGGCTTCATCATCTTCCTCCGCGTCGATTTCCTGCCGCCACCTCAGCAGGGCGGCTTTTAGTGTGGCACGGCTACTCAGCCCCGCCCCATCAAAGTTCAACGTTGCGCTTACGGGCGGCTCTTTGGGCGTGAGCCTTAATCGCCGCCCCTTGCAGGTCAGCCCCCCGCAGGTCAGCCCCTCGCAGGTCAACCCATCGCAGGTCGGCTTCGCACAGGTTAGCCCCATATAGGTCAGCATCGCGAAGATTCGCAAACGGCTCGATACGGTAACCGTTGACTATCATATTATCGCTCCTTTTGTACGTCCCACTTTAACTCCAGCCAGCTTCATCTTTCGGCCCCGTTGGTAGCCCCCCAGTGTCTTACCGCCGCGTCATATGCCGCTTCCCCGGCTTTTTCCAGTCGGGCAACCGCCAGGGCAATCGCTTCTTTGCGAGTCCTGCCCATAATAATGTATGCGCCAGTTTTGACGTCCGCCACAAACCACCGCGACCACCGCTTATCCACCGCCGCCATGATTGGCTTGGAGTACCCCGGCACAGTCAGGGTTATCGGGGTGGCATAGATTTCTTCGGTCGTCCGGTCACAATGTTGGACCACGATCTTCATTCTTGCTTTCATCTCTTAGCCCTCCAGCCTTCCAAGGGCTTCCAGTTCGGCCTCGGAATACATGTCATTCAACGCAAGGTATTGCTCTACGCACGCCAGCCATGTTTTTTCGGCTCTGCGGCTGTCGGTATCGTAGCCGTATTCGCCGCAGAACTCCTCAAACGTTCCGGGGCTGCGCGTCTGCAAGCAGAGTAGCACGCTGGCGGCAGACGGCTGGCACCTGTCGGCGTTCAGCTTGAAGTCTCCATACGTTGGCCGGCGGCCCCCAAACTCATATTTAGTGGTGGCCCAGTCGGACTCCCATCGCCATTGGGCACTTTTCACAACCGACTGGCCGAACGGCAACGTATAGGTGCGCCCGCCACGGGAAAGCTCGACCGAATACACATCCCGCTTTTGGTTGTCGTCGTCGAAGAACGGCGCAGTCCGGTCGAACGTGATAAGCAGTCTGCTGTTGGTCTGCTCAAGCCACACTTTGGTATTCACCAAAAGCTTGCCGGAGTCCTCTTCCACCTTTGGTTGATCCTTCACATACACCACACGATCACCATATTCCAGCGTTGTCATTTCTCAACCCTCACTTTCTGCCCTACAGTTTACCATTTAATGTGGCGGGCGTCAACAGAAATCTCCTCATATTTAGGGATTTCCGTGCTGCTCGCCTTCCTTTCTCAAACCCCCTACTTGATCTGCATTGCCTTGGTCTTGGTTGCTTGCCAGTCTATCGTTCCCCCGGCGGCGCGTGCGGCGGTGGCGGCGGAACGATAGACTGGCAAGCAACCAAGACCAAGGCAATGCAGATCAAGTAG